CTCTAGCACATTTACCACCCTCTTTAATATTAAAACCATTTTCAACAGCATCATAGAATTTAATCCAATACTGTTCTCTTACATCTAACAAATTTTTATCTTCAACTTCTTCAACTATACCATAAACAAAATCATATTTACTATATTTCTGTATTGCTCTACTAATTTTAGTTTCATTAACTGTTCTGAAATGACGAACAACTCTTCGTTGCATTTTTTCTACAGTTTGACCTATGTATTTTTTACCACTAGTTAAATTATGAATACAGTAAATAATTCCCATTAGAACTTGAATCCATCAAATGATTTTTTAACTTTTGGTTCGTCGGCATAAACAAATTCTTCATCTTTACCAGAATCTAAAATATCTTTTTGAGCAATTTGTTCACAGTCATAAAGACGCATTTTTGATCTATCAATCCCCAATACGAACCTCTTATATTTATCAGTTGAAGAATATCTATTTTTAAGTTGTTTTACCATAATCTGACCCAACTGTTCTAACTCTTCTGTACTAATAAGAGCAAACATAAGATCTGCAGTAGCAGGAAGACCAAATGATTCAGAAGTATCAGTTAGTTCTGGATCAGAAGATCCAAACCCACCACGAGTGGTTTGAGTAGCACTAAAAATAGGTACATTAAATTCAACAGCTAATCCACGAAGTTCTTCTGCAATTGCTTTAATGTATGAATAAGAATTTACAGAAAGATTAGTTTTATATCTACTTGAAGCACATATGTTTAGATAATCAATAAAAACAATATCTGGTCTAAATGACTTTTTAAGAGAGAGTTCATTTAAAAGTGATCTGAAGTGACCACTATGTGCAGAAGAAGTAGGATATTCCTTAATAATCAAAGTCCCTTGAGTCTTTTTAGAAAGACTAGTCACTTTACTTTCAAACATAGATTTTGGAAGTTCAGTTAATTGCTGTATTGGAATATTCAACAAATTTGCATCAATTCTTTCAGCAATTTTTTCTTCTGCCATTTCCATTGTAATGTAGAGAACGTTCTTCCCTTGGAGCAAGACGGAGCTAGCCACATGGCACATGAATAAAGACTTCCCGACACCTGTACCAGCAAGTGCGATATTAAGAGTTTTATTAGGGAGACCACCTTTAGTAATCTTATTAAGATACTCCAAATCAAATTCAACCCTATCCTCCTTTCTGTGATAAGATTCATACCTTTTTTCATAATCTTGAAGATAATCATGTCCAATATTAGTATCAAATGATACTGCTAAAGCATCGGTAAGAATACTTGGAATACTATCACGATTTTTCTTTTCATCATTACCATCTGCAATATAAATAGATTCCATAAGTGCAAGATAAATTGCACGTTCTTTGCACCATTTTTCAGTAGTTTGTATCAACCACTCAAACTCAACAGAAACATCATCTAAACTTTCTATAAGTTTTAATAATTCTTTATATTGAGTATCATTTATATCTTTTCTATTTTTAACCTCAATAGTTAATGTTTCCTTTGTCGGTATTTTATTATACTCAGATACAAATTTATGTATTTCTTCAAATATTACTTTTTGATTGTGATCTTCAAAATATTCTAATTTAATAAATGGTAAAACTTTTCTTACATAATTTTCATTATAAAGCAAGTTCCTAATAATCAAAAATTCAATTTTATCCATTACTTATAATGCAAATATGTGCTCAAAATGTACTTATTAGTATTCCGTGATTCTTCACCGTAGTGAGGGTACATCCATAATGGTGGGAAAACAACTAATTTACCCTTCTTAGGAATAATAGTCAAGTCTTTAAAACAAGTTTTTCCACCACCATCAACATCATTTAGATAAAACATAAAAGATAAAAATCTCCTTGAGGACTCATAATCTTTAACATCTACGTGAGTATCAAATGCCTCATTTGAGTTTGGAATATATCTTTTTATTCTAAATTCTTCAAAAGAATTTGATTCTGGAAAACATTCCTTATGAATAAAAGTATAATATTTCTCTTTATATCTAAGAACTACTTTTAAAATGTTTTGATGAATATCTTCCACATCTTTTGATTTATTTTTATGTTGTGTTAAATTTATTTGCGTAAAATTTGGTTTCCTATTACATTCAACTTTTTCTTGAAAATCTTTACTTGTTTCAAAATAATCAATTAAAAAATCACAAATGTCACCATCAAGTGCATTTTCATACACTTTAATTAAATCAACTAGACGATCCATAACTAAATTCCCCTTTAGCAATTTCATCTAATTTTTGCATCACTTCTTCAGTAAAGTATTCTTCAGGATTAGCAAGAATATGTTTTCCATAAATTTTCTTTCCATCTATTTCATAACGACCCGCCGCATTTTTCCAAATTCCACCGATCTCTCCAAGCTCCAAGAGACCATAGTATCGGTCTAGCCCCCTCTCATCATAATACAAGCGAATCTCTACTTCCTTATTTTCTTTACTCAAGCGTGATTTTGCAGTCTTTGCTTTAATAATATTTCCAACTACATCTGTACCATCTTTCTCCTTCTTTTTAGAAAGGTAAATGATTGTAGAAGCAGCATATTTAAGACCACTACCACCTCCCATCTCTTTAGTAGGAACATAAGAACCAATAACATCATAAGTGTGATTAGTCACAATCATTGGAATTTTTGCTTGTCCCAATTTAAGAGTTAGCATTCTAAATGCACCTTTAACTAATTGCGATTTTGTCATATCACGAACTTGCTTATCATCTAATGCATCCTTAATTTCTTTATCTGTAGAAAGCATACCCAAAGAGTCTAACACAAACATACAAGGTTTTCTATCCTCTACAGGAGATTTTAGATATATATCTACAGCTTTTAATGCCCTAGTACGAAACTCTTCAATCGTAACTACATTAACAACGACAGTTCTTGATGTATCAACTCCGCGACTTTCTAAAAGAGATTTAGTAATAGCAGCCTCAGTATCAAAATATAAACAATATCCATCTGGATTACTATCAAGAAAATTCTTTACTACAGCAAGAGAGAAAAAAGTTTTTCCTGTAGAAGATTCTCCAGCAATAGCAGTAATTTTGTTTCCAGACACACCACCAAATATACTGCCTGAAACTAATGCATTAAAAACATAAGATCCAGTATCAACATAACTTTCAGTTTCATCTATTTCTGATGCAAGTTGTGTATAATCCCCACCTATTTCCTTTACAACATCCTTTAAAAAATCCATTATGAGAAGAAATCCTCCAAACTAACTTTTTTTTCTGTTTTCCATCCAATAGCATCAAGAATTGACTTTAAAGGTTCTAAAAAACTTTTTTCAAATTGTAAATCATAATCAATATATCTGTCAATTCCAAGTTCTTTTGGAAAATCCTGAATAAATGAAATTACATTTTCATAAATTGGATTGGGTTTTTTCAAATAGCAATATTTAATTTTCTCACCATTATTAATTAAAGAGTATTTGTTTGTTAATTTTTTTTCTTTAATGTAATGATTAAACAAAAGTGCCCCTCTAGCGTGAATAGGAGTTCCTTTATTATAAATCGTAGAAGAAGACTTATGCTTATTTACATCAGAAACTGTTCTTGGAAAAGCAATTTCTTCTGGAGATAATTTATAAAAATCACTGCGAGATTTTTCAATATAATTGATAATATCTTCTTCATTACCATTCATCATCAACTCTAGAGCATTTTGAATCATTTTACGACAAGGTGCTGGAGTTGATGATTTAACTGCTTCAATTCCCATCATTTTTAGTTTGGGTTTTTCATAACGAACTCCTTCGCTATCCCAAACATTTAGGATATATCTCTTTTTAGCAGTCCAAATTCCACCATCAGCAATGTTTTCCCTCTTCATTTGCATTTTCTGCTCATAAGCATTTACATACTCTGCTAGTTCATCATAACTAGATTCAATGAAAGGTTCAAATTGATCTTTGCAAATTTTATCTAAAATTTCTATAATGTCGTTTATATCATTAGTCTTATCATTAAAAAACTTATAGACAAGAGGTCCAAGATTTAAATAGATAGAATCAGTATCAGAAGCAATAACATAATCATTATTTTCTGTCTTGAGAATCTTATTTAAATATTGATTCATTTTGTTCTCAATCCAGCGAATTGCAACTTGACCACTTAAGGTAATTGCTTCTGCATTTGATAATTTATAGTACCTAAAGTATGCGTTTCCGCAAGCACCGTAAGCAGAATTAAG